TTGGTGCTATGATCGGCATCGCTCAGTCCGGTTGGTGGTTTTGGTTGGTTTGGCGATTGATCAGATCGCACAATCCGGGCTGAGTTCCCTTTCAGTGATCTACTATTCCGCGCATCTATTTAGGAATCAGATCAGGTCTTTTAAATCACAGGCCGATTGTCAGTATCGGTCACTCGATTCAGGAGGTGCGTTACCACTCCCATTACGTTTGCATCATCCAGCGCATCCCCCTCAATAGCTTCTCCATCCTGAGTGATCAGCGCTTTGCCCTGGACTTTTGCAAAGTCCAGACTGCCGCAGAACGAGACCAGGACTGTGTCACCCACTTCCGGCTTTCTGGCGACGTTTATGATCGCGTAACCGGCGGATGTTTCGATGGTGCGGCAGTTGCCGTCATAGCCGCAAAGGCTGGTGATAGTTAGCGTCTGCTCTGCGTAGTCTGCTGCTGGCGATGGAAAACCCATGATAACCACCCCTGATAATTAACTGTATATTTATACAGTACACTCAGGAGTGAGATTGATCAACGGCTTAACAGCACGAATTGTTAAAGAGTTTTAAGTTATTGGACATAAAAAAACCCGCCGAAGCGGGTTTTGTATTATGATTTTTTACGCTGCTTTCTTAGAAGAGCAATTGCAAAGTGGAATAGGAAAAGGTCTTCCCTTCTTTGCATGACGCACCACTCCATCAACACAGACAGTGTAGCGGAAGATGATTTCGCATGAATTTCCACATTTGCGACAGGTTCCCATAGCCATAGCAATGTTTTCCCTGCATACCTGTAAACCCATACAGATTGCAATTGGCCAGGAGAACAACTACACTTCGCTCGTCAAAGGTATGTGTAGTTATTGGATTGCCTCCATACACTACGGAATGTGTTAGCGCACTTCCGCCCCGAAAAGCCCTGTTAGCGCAGGGCTTTTTACATATAAAAATCGAGAGACATCTGGCTCGTTCGGACCCCAATGGTTTCCAGCACAATCTCAGCGAAAGTATCGGCCTGCCATTCAGCATCTTCTGCACGAGTGGGTTCCTTGCTGGAAAAATGAAGCACTGGTTTATGCCCAAGTAGTAAATGTCCAAGTTCATGAAAAATTACCGCAAGAGCATGCTCTTCCCCCAAACAAGCATTTTCGTAAATCTTGTTTGGTACTGTGATTGTTAGAGACGCAGGGTCACAATGGCCGATGGTTAGATCATAGGTTAAAGATTCCCACTGCTTGTCGTCCATAACGCTCAGAGTGATTCCGTAACTTGACAGTTTTTCGAAAAGGTCATCGTATCGCTTTCGTTTACGCTTGGTGGCCGATATCCCAAATGCGTTACAAAAGTTAATCGCCTTATAGGCTATTTCTTCTTCCTGCATAGGGGATACACGGTTGCCTCTCATCTGATACATAATTAAACCTCATTATTGTTTATCTTTTGTAACAGTTCAGCGAAGCTCTTAAGTTGCTCTGGTGTGAATTGCGACTTGGCAAATCCAGCCACAAGCATCTGCTGCTGTTGTGAAAGCCCATCAATTGGAACGACTTCATTAGCAACAGCTGCAAGCTCTTCTAAACCTTCAAGTTGAACCCCTTTTGAACTGAAATAGGAGTCAATTTTTTTTACCCACTTTTGTGGGATTTTTTTACTGCCGGTTTCTAAACCACTCAAAAAAGCAGGGGTGGTTTCCAACTCCTGAGACATGGTTAACAGCGTGCTACCAGTATCTATCCTCGCTTTTCTGACGGCCTTACCGAATTCAGTGAGTGCCATAGTTAATTCCTCAGTATGTGTGGATGACAGGTCATAACCTGTAGGTTACTTCATTGCAATAATGAGAAGGTTAGCGGTCACATGAAAAAAAATCAACCTTTTTGGTAAATTTTTTATCAGTAACACAGAAAGCATTCAACCGTTGAGTTTAACTGATCATAAAACGCTCAACGTTTGTTAGCAACAGTGGGTTGTTCATTGCTCAATGCCCTTCACACACGCATTGGTTGTAAATGGGGAAAAATTAAGGCTGGTTGCCAATGCTCAAGTGATCTATGTTCAGGATATGTTAAGCATTTTGAAAAAAACATACAGTTTTTCAGATAATTTCCTATATCTTATTTCTTGCCCCCTGTTCATAGGAATTTTCGTTAGCCCTGAGAGCCCGAAAAGGAGATAAAATGGAAAATCATGACGTTTATATTTATACCGGCGATATTCATCGGGATGGTTACCAAGACCTTACTAATGGAATAAAGAAACGAAAAACTAAACACGGCCTTCGAAAAAATGTTATCTTCTGCGTCGCCACGTACGGTGGGGACCCTAATGCGGGATACCGAATAGGCAGAGCATTGCAACACAACTATGATAAGGTAACCTTGTTAGTGGTTGGTCCTTGCAAAAGTGCTGGCACATTGATTGCTATAGCTGCCGATAAGCTTGTTATTGGAGACATGGGTGAGCTCGGCCCACTTGACATACAGCTCAAAAAAAATGATGAGATTGGGGAGATGAGCTCAGGCTTAGCGATCATGACAGCTTTGGATGCGCTAAAAGATCGCTCTATTTCAGCGTTTAACTCGCATCTAGTTAAGATAAGATACGAAAATCAGATAAGTACTAAGATGTCTGCTGATATTGCGACTAGACTTACTGAAGCTCTTGTATCGCCTATGGCTGCTCAGATTGATCCAATCAAGTTGGGTGAGCACCAAAGGGCTATGAGTATTGCCATCACCTATGGGCAACGACTGACAGCTAAGTCGAACAGCCTCAAAGAAGGTGCATTGGTCAAATTGATAGCTTCTTATCCATCACATGGTTTTGTGATCGATCGTAAAGAAGCGAAGGAACTATTCAAATGCGTAGAGAGTCCTAGCGGTCTAACCGAAATGCTCTACGAATTATTTTGCGATAAAATTCATGATGGTGACATAGCTACTTATGGGAAACCAAGAGTAGTAGATTTTACCCATGATCCAGATGATAAAGGGGAAGATACCGATGCCAAAGAATCTGCAGCCGGAAATGGAAATACTCAACAAGATGTTGGAAAACCAGATCCAGGAAAGTCAAGATCTGGCAAGAGAAGCAGAGCAAAACCTAAACGCGATCAAGCGCCAGTTGGAGCCATACCAATTCAACAACCTGATGGACAACAACCTGAAGCGTGAGCTATTTGCCCTCTAAACGTATCCCTCAACCCGGCGATTAGCCGGGTTTTCTATATCTTTCAGTCGCTTTCAATCAGGTAAGCTTCAATACATCTAGCCCGCCAAGTTGTCGCAATTTCAGACAGCTCATTTTTTAGCCTGCCTTTGATGATAACTGTTCCGATATGGGTTTAAAGCTTGCCTATGCTACCACCTAACTATTTCAAATTGTTTCAGGTCAAAATCGATGATTGCGCGTTGGACGCGGAAAATGCCGCAACGACCCTGACGAACTTGGCCGCCCTGTTCTACAACGGTGCGGAGTTATTTGTCAGCGGTTGTGCGGTGCAGGTCGAACATCGCAACGATATCCTTCGTCGTGATGCGGCCCTGCTCTTTCACCAGTTCGATAATCCGGTTAATCATCACAGTGCGCTCTTCATGAGTTTTTGGTCGTGGCATCGTTGAGTCCCCTCACAAGCTCTTTCCATTTTTCCTGAAGCAACTGCCGGGCCGCTGCCTCACCACTAGGCGGGAACGAAAATCCCGCGCGGATGCCAGGGCAACCGTTCGAACAGCGGACCTCTGCCGACCCCCAGTTCATTCCCCGGCTGCGGACCCTCACTGACGGCGGCATTCCGCATTTCGGACACTTAGGTAAACTACTCATCGCTAATTCCTGCCAAGAGGTGCTTATGGCGGCGCAGCTCCCGAACGGCACCCTGAAGACGCTGCAGGTTTGACAGCTTCGCTTTTGTCCGGCGGATTTCACTGGAGATATAACGGGATGACGGAATAATCAGGTCATCCGGACGGGAAGCAAATGCCGGGATAGTCTCAATAATTTCTGCAGTTGTTTTTTCTGGCTGCGCAGCTTCGGCTGTAACGTCTGCGGCCTCACCGGCTACAGGCAGAGACCATGTCACGCCCTTCCCCTTCCCATTTTTGATAACCACGCCCTGGCGCTCAAAAGACAGCATTACTGAGACCATGCCGCGGGCATTACGATTTACAGCTGCAGCCAGCGCCGCGGTGGTCATAGCGCCGCTCTTTCCAAGCAACTGGCAGATAGCCACAGCATCAACCGGTGCTGGTTCATCACCTTTCAGGCGGGGAGCCTGATGTGCTGGCGCCGCTGCCTGCGGTTTGGTCGGCTGCTTGGCCTGCTCTTTCACGGTACCGAGAGACCATGCCCCATCGTAAAAATCACATAAACCCTGTTCTTTCTGCTCGCGCAGCATGTTCAGCGCTTCAACGGGCTCGATATCCAGACGGGCAGCAACCTCGCGATATGTCGCTTTTTTCATGGCTTTCAGTGCATCAAGTACGGTTTCCATAAATTTTCTCCTGTTCACATACGTTTTGATTTGGCTGCCTCTGCCTGCGCTTTAAGTAACTGCGCGGGGGTCGGCCCTGGCGCATGGCGTGGTGCGGCAATTTGTTTTCTAACCGGCGGGATTTGATGTCCGTCCGCCACATGTTTTTCCCACTTAGCCAGCTGCATAGCGGCCAGTGCTTCCAGTTCGCCCTGAGTCATTTGCCGCTCTACACCGGTGCGGCGCATTTCGGTGCAAATCTGATACAAAACCGGATGGCGCCATGGAAACTGTTCAGAGCTGTCATAGCGGTAAGACTCGTTACGCCAGCGCCTGTATTCCACCATCACGTCGGCAGTTCTCAGCCCCAGAGCATTACCACCGGTGTCCACCACCAGCGTTACGAATTCAGCAAGGTCTGGCGGCCAAGAATTTCCCGCTTTACAGCGCGCAACCATGGCATTACAAACGCTCGTCGTCTGGGCGCTGGTCAAACTCCCAATCTGCGCAATCCATAGGCCCGACGGGGCCGAGCCGTTTTTGGTCTCCCAGCGAGTGGAGTAAATTTCCAGCATGAGCTCCCAGAATTTCCACGCCTTCTCCTCGAGCTCGTAATTGTTCTGCACGTGCTGCACGCGCTCGTTGTACAGCGGCGTTAGCTGTGGAGTTTGGGTCCAGTCCTGCATGAGAATTACCTCGCGGTTTTGTTGGCTTTGTGTTCTGCAGGTGGAGAGCAAATTTTTGCTCCCACTGCGTCTGGTTGAATGCCTTGCCCTCAGGGATCCAGTAATCAACAAAGCAGGCATGGGCGGCACGTAAGTCTTCGGGAGTCAGGTTCGTAGGGACGGGGCGACCCCAGAGGTTTGCCTGCCTGCGAAAGTCAGCAGATGGTTTCCACTCCTTGCTCATAGGAAATTTCCCCAGCAACTGTGAGGCTGGGAAAAAAGTCCCTGCCTGACCAGGGTATTCCGGAACAGGTCGTTCACTCGGTGATCCAACCAGTTCCCCTCGTGCGTTATGTGTGGGGTTTAGATCTTTAGATTCCTCTGGGGGATTCCGTATCCCGTTTTTGGGATCGTTTGATGGAAAAAACGGGATCGTTTGGTTGTTTTTAACAGCTCCGTTTTTGGGTTCCTTTCCAATAACAGACCCGTTTTCGGTATTCTTTGAACAATCCCGTTTTTGGTAATGTTCCCGTTTTTGGGTGCGTTCGGCATCGATGATGCTTTCTTCCACTCCAATGAGTTTGTACACAGGAATCTGCTTAGTACGTCCACGGCGCTCCCCAGTATCCTGGATGAACCCCATAGCAATCAGATGCTGCAGGCTTGCCTGGACTGTCTTTTTATCCAGCTCGGTAGCCTCAGACAACGCGGCTATTGACGGATAAGTGGTAAGATCTGAACCGCACATGTCAGCGAGCCAGGTCAGTACCGACTTTGCAGACGATCTCCCGGTTTTAACCTTTTTAGCCCAGCGCATGGCATCAAGACTCACTTTTCACCTCGGTAAACTTCAGAATAAATTCACGGCGCCCTGTTTCACTGACGCCCGTGCTCCCTTCCCGGCGATATGACACTCGGAGCTGGGATGCACGTAAAACTGTCACCATGCGCCCACGTTCATCGCGGTATTGCTTCCCTGGAATGATTTCACCGCGGCGATCTACCGGCTCCTGAGCGGGCCGGTTCTTCATCGAGTTTTTCATGCGCTCAGCCAGAGCGTTGGCTAATTCCTGAGAAGTACGCATAGTTGCCTCCAGACCGTTAAGCCGCGCGATGGCAGTTCATTATTTGGACTTTCACGCCAGCCAGCTGCGCCAGTGCATCGATCGCTTCCAGAGTCTCTCGCCTGATTACCGGTTGCGGTTTGCCGGTGAATACCGCGTTGGTGGCTTCGATACACTCTTTGTTAACCCTGGCAGCCCGGTAGAGCATGCAGTCCTTCTGCTCCAGCTCGTTATCAATGGCGGTGCGGATGGCATAGCTCAGCGCTTGCGCCTGCTTGAGATAATTCGGCGTATCGTTACGGAACGCGCGCTGGATAATCTGCTTGTTGTTGTGCAGCCGGCGGGCGTACTCTTCAGGATCCGTTACGTTATCCAGCGGCTGAAGCAGATCACCGAAGTGATGCGGGGTTATCAGCTGCGTGACCGTCTTCCAGCCCTTTTCCTGTGCCCATGACTCCAGCTCACATGCCAGTTTTTTGATTTCCATCAGTCAGTATCCTCCTGAGCTGTTGTGTTATTTTTTGGCTTGTAATCAGGCCAAATTTCAGCCCAATCGCTTGGACGCATGTCAGAACGAGAAACCTTTCCATCAGTAAAGGTTTCTATAACGATGCATCGACTTGGCGAAATAGCAGCCCGCCCCGTTGCAAGTTGGGAGAGGTAAGATTTCGATATCCCAAGGTGTTGCTCCAGCGCCTTACGGATCTTTGGCCCACCGTCTTTCAAAAAGTCATTGAGTTGCATAATTGCTCCTGTGTGTTGAGTTGTAAGTTTATAAACTACTAAACATTAATGTCAAGTTTTTGCTTGTTTAGAAATTACTAATCAAAATGACTGCATGGACACAAAAGAAATCAGGCGTAAGCGCCTAGCGGCATGGTTTTCCAACAGAACCCTGCCGGAGAAAGAGAAGAGCTACCTTTCACAGCTGATCAACGGCAAAGCGTCGTCCGGCGAGAGAGCTGCGCGCCGTATTGAACGAGATTACGGCATGGCTCCTGGTTATCTTGATGAAGAACCTATGGGTGAAGAGATAAGATCCCCTCGCCCATTTGACGCGCGCCATGAAGAATTGCTAGACCTTTTCGACAGCCTTGCTGAATGGGAAAAAGAGCAGCACATGGTAAACCTCAGGGCCCAAGTTAACTCCATAGACAATGAGCTCAAGGAAAGGCTGAAAGGCAAGAGCAAACAAGAAATCCTTCAGATGCTAAAAGACCTCGAAATAGACTAACTCCCCTAAAGACCGCCTGTTGCGGTCTTTTTTTTCTCCAAATTCAATCACATCCAATTTTTCACGCCTTTTTGTTTACTATTAACTTTACATATTAGTTTATTTGCTTATAAACTTAGACCAACAAAACACGCAGTAATCAGTAAACGTTCCGCCTACCCGGCGATAAGGGTGATTAGCCAAGCAAAGCAGCAAACAGGGGTTCGAGATGGAAAAAGCATACGAAGAGTATTTCAACAGTCTGGCGGAGGGTGAAGAAGCACTGAGCTTTGCCGAGTTCGTCCAGGCAGTTTCTTGAATGTGGCGTAAGCCAAAGGCTTGAAGGCGGTTTTCTCAGGTTGCGCGCTAAAGCATAGCGGGGAGAGCCAGGGGCGGAGAGCAAACCCCTCGATGCAGGACTTGAAATACCTGCACAGACCAATAAGTCGACTGGCAGCGTAACTGCCCTTTACATCTGCCCTGGCGAGGTGGTGCCGCCGGACCAGGGCAGATGAATCGCCCACAACATGTAAGCGCATTCCTCTTTTCACTGATGGGGATCGGTTTGTTAACTGGCGGAATGCGCTTCCAGTTGTGGGCAATCGCACCATGAGGCTGTGTTTAGTTCTTGGTGGTATATGCGTTTCCCGTGGTCCATGCATATACCACCCTTTTTAAAGCTGGTTTCATAGTGGAGTGTTCATATATGGATAAGACCCAATTAACTCCGGAACAACAAATTGCCTGGGCACAGGGAAAACTCGTCACTTCAGTATTTCTTCGAGATATTGCCGGATGTCATGCCGCATGGAAAGTATTACGGAAATACAGAAATTTCGTTGTGCATCGCCAACCTCATCAGGAATGGCGAAATAGCTTAAAAGTAATTTAATTTTACCAACTTAAAATCCATGCCTTAAACGGCAGGAATTTTCACACCCTGAACAATGGAGTTCGAAATGAAAGCAAGCGTTACAACTGTTGAACTAAATATTGCTGTCGTAAATAAAGAAATTGCCACTTTTAATATTAACGGTGCCATTTCAGGTGTGGTGCATTTGCCATCCTCAGGCCCTGTTACCGTTGTGCTTGACGGTGGCTACGTGCTCGGTGAGTTTCATTGCCCGGTTTGCGCTGTAAAGCACATTGGCTTGCTGTCTGTGAACTTCGCAGAAGCGCAGAACGCTTGTGGCATGTCTTATTACGATCACAAACGCCAACATCTTAACTGATATGGATGACATCATTTGTCATTGCGCTGTTTGCTGCCACGAATATAAAAAATCGGAAATGCATGAAAGGAAAACAGACATATACCCCTTTAAGCGCACGATTTATTTATGTGAGCAATGCAATGAAAAAAGAGAAAGACGTAACGCGTTAAAAAATATTAAGCGTGTTACTCGCAAAACATTTCGTTCAAATTCATTTTCCAAATATTAATCGAGGTCCTTATGTCTGTTGAATTGAAAGTTTTTGGCGGTGCTTATTTCCCAAAAGATAAAGCATTGAAAAAACATCCAGATTTAAAGCCACTTGCTACTGCAGTAAACTCTGCCACAAAAGCAATTGCTGAAGCCGTTATTTTCGGCAAGCTGGCAGCAGAACACCCAGAACACATTGATGATTTCTTCAAAGTAAAGATCTGGGAACACCGCGAAGGTTTGCCGTGCCCTGAGCTTGATGTGTTCTCACCTGATTTTTTCGACACTGTGGCTATCTGGAATGTGAATACAGGTGAACCAGCAGCGGCACCACAGCCTGAATATGAAGAAAAGACGGAATGGGACGACAACAAGGCAGTGGAAGAAATTAAAACTGTTGCACGGCTCGACCAGGCATCCCGCGCAGCATGTCTGGCACTGTTCGGCCCGGTCCCTGGAATCACTACGGCGCAGTACGGCCAGATCGTAGACCTGATTAACGATGATGCAAGCAGTTTTACCCGAGAACTGGCAGATGCACTGGCGAAAGAGACCCGCGCGCTGGCGCTGGCGCCGGAACGGCAGGAGCAGCTGCTCGCATGGGTACGTGAGAATACAAAAGATTCTGCACAGTGGCCGGATATCAAAAAGCAGATCGCTAAATGGATCGATACGCCGATTGAAAAGCGACCTCAGTCTGTTAGCACTGCCACCGAAGAAAACCGCACAGACACTGGCTCCACTCTGGGTGGAGGAAACAAGACAGACCGCAGCCCGGATCTGGTACACAACCTCTCTACGCTCAAGATAGAGGTTGCTGTTGCAATTCTGGGCATGTACGACGAGATCGACATTTACTGGATCCCGAACAGATTATTGATTCCGGCGAAAGCCATGGCCGAAGCAGAACAGGATCCCCGCTTTACTGCATGGTGGAAAAAACTGCGCGGTACCCCCGGTATTTTGGATTATTCCCGTGCAGCCATCATCGCCTTGATTAAATCAGCTCCGGAAGAACTTTGGATAGATCCTGTCGCATTGCGCGAGTACATCAATCGCGAGTTAGTTGAATGTAACCACGCGCACCCAGATCAGAAAACGGTTGATATGGCTTGTCGTCCAAAATCTCGCGCCAACCATGAGGGAAACGAACATGATGAAGCCAAACCGCCTGTACCTGGCGAAACTCAGCCACCAGCAGTTTGCCCTGCCAAAGCTGCGCAGCTCGACAAAGAACTCAATGAGGCATTCGCTCAGACCTCTGCGCCAGTGCAGCAGCCCACGGACCAGCCGAAAGTGGAGAACCTGGGAGGAGGCGTCTTTTCTGTCGATGCACTGATAAATACCGCCCCCTCAAATGAAGTCGAAAAACAGGAAGTGCCACCAGCGCTAAGTGTTCGCGAGATTGAAATTGCCCATGCATTAAACGAGCTGATGTCCGGGCTCACAAACATCGGTGACCAGGATGATATCGAAAATCTCATCACCACCACGGGTAAAGACATCGAGCATATTTTCCCGTTACTGATTGCAGATATCACCACGACTGAATTCTGTCTGTCGCCTGATTTCAGTGATGAAGAAGTACAGGACGTTGCTACTACGATTCTTGAACAGTGGTCTGACGATATCAGCGTTCGTCAGAAAATAGCTCTTGATGCGATCGTGGAATACCGACGTCCGGAACCACCAAAATCTGTCGTGCTCGATCCGCCGGCAGTTACTGCAAAGCCGAAAGCAGAGCCCGAACCAGCACCTGAAACAAACGCTCCGCTTTCTTCTGTTACCTACCTGCAGCAGCTGACCATTGCAGCGCTGCAGGGCTTATGTTCCAACCCGGCATATTGCAATCAGTATGACGAATTACCGGCTATGGCCGCCGGGCTTGCACACAGCGTTATCAACCATCAGGAAGGCTCCTGTGCGTCTGATTAACCGTAGCAAGGGAGACAGCATCGGCGGACCAGCATGCGCCGCCGCGCTCAAATGTCATCTTGAGAAATATGGCGAGCATGGCCGCAGTGACAAACAGACTTTTTACACCATCAAGCTCCAAGGGAGAAAAATTACGGTCGAGGTTGTTAACAGGCCACGCAGCTATGTGGCCACGGCAATGACCAGGGCCAGACATCTGCAATGCCTCCCTGGGCTTGGTCGGTGATTTTTGACAATCAATATACTATCTACCGCTGCGGTATCGTGGCGGCGTCATGGAGTTAAGCATGGCGCAAATCATTTTCGATGAAGAGTGGATGGTGGCGGGAAAGCTAACTGAGAAAACGGGGCTGGATGACAGGCAAATAAAAGCTTATCGCCTCGGATGCTGGATTGAAGGGGTTCATTTTAAGCGAGTACCCGCGGTACCCGGTGGAGAAAGCAAACGCGCTTTGGTCTGGTACAACTTTCCGCTGATTAATAGATTTATTCAGGAAGCATGATGAACTTTCCAACCGGCGTTGAACTTCATAACGGAAAAATCAGGATCACGTTTACCTATCACGGCATTCGCTGCCGCGAAGTTCTCCGTGGCTGGGTGGTTAACAGCAGTAACATCAAGAAGGCAGGAAACCTTCGCGCCGTCATCGTGAGTGAGATCCAGTTCGGCCAGTTCGACTACGCGGCGCGGTTCCCTGAATCAAAGGCTCTTAAAAAATTCTCATCAATAAAGCGGATCACGACATTTAAAGAGCTGAGCGATTTTTTCATTGATACAAAGGCACTGGAGGTGTCAGGGGCTACGCTGCATTCACTCACATCTGCCGTTAACACACTGAAACGTGTTGTGGGAGAAAATACTCCCCTGGCTGATATTCAGCACGCCGATATTCTGAATTACCGCAAAGAGCTGCTGACCGGCAGCGTATTAAACCCTTCAATGCCTAACCTGGTTAAAAAGGGACGCGCGCCCTCAACAGTCAATAAACAGATGGCGGTTTTATCAGAAATGCTGAAGCTTGCGAATCGAAGTCAGTTTATATTACACGCTCCTTATGAGGGCGTATCCCGGCTCAAGCTATCTAAGGCAGACCCCGATCCGCTTCTACTTCATGAGTACCAGGCACTGATTGCCGCCCTTCCCCGAAAACTGGCTTTGATCATCATTGTAGCCGTCCACACGGGAATGAGGCCCGGCGAGATCTGTGCCCTGGCGTGGGAGGATATCGATCTGAGAAAAGGTGAAATTCACGTATCAAGAAGCCTGACGAACAAGCGGGTGTTTGTGCCGCCGAAAACAGATGCTGGTATACGAACGATCACCCTGCTTAAGCCTGCACATGATGCGCTGCTGGAGCAGTTCGACATCACAGGCAATAACCCAAGGCAGCAGATCATTTTCCATCACCGGGAAATCGGCAAAACAGAGCCACAAAATCTGCGTTTTGTGTTTTCTCCTGAAAAGAAATCGTCAGTGAATGAGAGCTTTTTTTCGAAAAACTCGATTTCGTATGGATGGAAACGGGGCACTAAACTTTCGGGAATACGTGAGAGAAATCCTTATCAGTCCCGACACACATACGCATGCTGGACGCTTATGGCCGGTGCTAACCCTTCCTTTATCGCCAGCCAGATGGGCCATGAGGATGCGCGTATGGTGTACGAGGTGTATTCGAAGTGGATCGGAGATATGAACCAGGATCAGGTCAACATGCTGAACAATCAGATGCCGACAGCTTTGCCCCCAGGACGCCCCCAAGGTATTGGGAACATTAAAAAAGTCATTTAATTTCATGGCGCTGGTTTCAAACTACATAATCAGCGTTAAACTATTCATACCATTCATATAGGGAGAAAAGATGATGCGCGTACTGGTTGTTGAGGATAACGCATTGCTACGACATCACCTGAAGGTTCAGCTTCAGGAGATGGGACATCAGGTAGACGATGCCGAAGATGCAAAAGAAGCCGACTATTATCTCAATGAACACATACCGGATATCGCCATCGTCGACTTAGGGTTA